TGAAACAACAGCTAACGGCGCTTGAGTACGACTACACAAGCTCTGGTAAGCTGAAGATATTCCACCCATCCGGCGAACACGATGACTTCTGTGACGCACTCGCACTTGCTGCGTGGGCAAAGGACAAGAAGCGAACAGCACTGACAGACAAAGCGAGTATGCAGCCGTTCAATCTCGGCTCACTGAGGTAAATACAATGATTAACACAGATACAGAGGTGATGTAGATGCCAGAAATTGAGCTTACTACGTCACAAAATAACGCAAGCGTTAATGTAATAGCAGGTGATAGACTTAAGAAAGGAGATACACTTCCTGCTTTTCAGTGTCGCCTTCTCGATAATGGTGCTGGATATGACCTTACTGATAAACAGCCTATGTTACATATGAAAGGACGTGATGCTGATTCAAAGCGTCTTGACGGGGCTGAGATGAACGTTCTTGATGAAAACAATGGAGAAGTTGAATATCAGTGGGAGAGTACCGATACGTCTAAAGCCGGAACATTTGACCTTGAAGTTGTAGTTGTTAGCAAAAACGGCAAAGAAAGAACGTTCCCATTGAAAGATTTTATCAGCGTACAAATATTTGAAGACTTACAGTAATGAGGTGATTGAAAGTGACAAATAAAGCAAATCTACGAAGCAAAGTTCTTGGAGGTAGAAAGTCTGCCTCTCAGAAGAGTACAGACACAGCAGAGCTTGTAAACGAGACAGGCCCACCGGACCCGAAGAGTCAAGACCAATTCGCTAACAGACCGCACCTATCAGGTGGTGACGTTGAGCGAACGAAGCCGCCGAAAGATAGGATGCGGCGATACTGGAGACAGTTTGAGACGACACCGATTGTGCGAGAGCCAATCACGTCATTTGCCCGACAAATCGTGGAACCCGGATACTACGTTAAGTCGGACATTCTCGATGAACAAGAGAATGAGCGGTTGATGCGTTGGCTTGCCAATGCTGCGATTATCGGTGGCAAGCGAGACCGTGACATCCGAAAGCTTCTTAAGAAAGCGGCAGTTCAGCGTGAAGTTCGTGGTACTGTCCTTGTCGAAAAGGTTCCAGCAAAAGAAGACAACGATATTCTGTACGGCGTTAAGCTCATCAATCCCGAGTCTATCGAGGTACACACAATGCCTCGTCAGGCACTCCTGCTACCACCACAGCGGCCAGAGGAAATCTTTGACAACGATGATGGTGTGAGTATTAATGATGTTCCGACAACCGAAGATGGACTTGCGGCAGCCTATGAGCAGGATATGACCACAAACCGCTGGAGAAACGACGACGACTACCGGCGGTACTGGACTGCTGACGAGATTATTCCACTTACCCGTGACGCTGACGTTGGGGAAGTGTACGGAACGTCTCGTTTGGAGGCTGCAAGCGCGCGTATCGAAGGTCTCAAGAAAAAGCTGCAAGATAACGACGAGGCCATCGCGTCGAAGGCATATCCGCTCTGGCTCTTTATGTTCGGCTCTGAGGAGAGTCCGTGGGAGCGAGACGACATTGATAGGTTTATGAACGCTCACGATATGGACAACTTCCAGCCCGGACTTAAGCAAGGTGTCCGTGGTGACGTGGACGTTCGGACTATCTCTGGAGATGTGGCAGATATTGCCGAGTATCTTCAGTACGACCTCGACTACATTATGTCTTCGATGCCGATGCCGAAGTACACGCTCGGCGCGTTCGAGAATCAGATTAACCAGTTCGTATCTCGGTCCCAAGAGCGTGACGTACAGCGACAACTAAAAGAGGCACGTCGAGAGATGGAAGAAGAATTTTCCGAGATTGTGCAAGAGAAAGCACAAGAAATGTTCGGTATCTCAGAAGAAGACTCTACGAAGGTGAAATTCAAGATGGGACGACCAAACGAAGAAGAAAATGATATAGTCGGGCCAGACCAAAACATTATCGACTATCGTGGCAAGCAGGACAACGAACAAGAACCCGGAGAAAGTGGTGATTCGGGAAACGCGAACCGGGGTCAGCCGAGCAACAGCGAGCCGCAGCCGGATGGCGCTCAACAGGACTCTGAGGAAGAAAACATCTGGACAGCCGAGCTTGCTGACCCCCGGTTTGTGAGTACCACATCAGAGCAGCGAGACGTATACGGTGAGATAAACGACGTATTCAAAGAGTATGTTGACACAACCGTGTCCCGTCTCCGCTCTGAGTTCCGTGACGCTCCGCGTAGCGCGATGACACAGCTACCGAGTGTATTAGCAAGCTCGGAGCGACAAGCGTTCCGTCGTGCGTCACTTGACCAAACATCTGAGGCAGTGTTAGAAACTGTTGTACGAGACTCACTACAGACGTTAGAGTCTAACACGAGTATGGACTACGGAGCAACATACAACTCTACACACAGAAACAACAAGCGACAGTTCACACGCAATGTGCGCCGTGCTGTGGAAAATGCTGTTGATGACCTCGGAAAGCGTATTGAACAGCAGGTCACAAACGCTGTACAGGGCGGTGAAGATATGCAGAACGTTATCGAGCGTGTCCGTGGAACATTCACTCGAAGTAGGCTCCGGCAGCGTGCAAAGATTATCGCACATATGGAGATTCAACGTGCTGTGAATGTGACAAAGCTCACAGAATTTGAAGCACACAGCGATGTGGTTGGGGTAAAAGCCATTAATTCTTGTGAACAAAGTACCACACCTCTTTGTGACGACCTTGCAGGATGTAATGGAGAGCCAGCAGTGGCGTACTTTGATAGTGAACAAACACTTAGCGAACAGTGGATGGAGCAGACGGATGAATCATATCTTCACATAGGATTTGACCCGCTTCCAGATTCTCCACCGTGGCACTTTAACTGCAACACAGAGCTTGTACCTGTTGTTGAAGGAGATAGCGGCACCTCGTTAACACACGCGCCGCCGCAAGAAGATGAAGAGTTTACGATTGAAGACCTTGAAGAAAAATACGGAATGAGAGTGAAAAACAATGCCTAAATTTTCAGAATCGGACAGAGTAGAAACCCCTGATGGGCCTGCATTGGTCTTAGATACAAAAACATCAAACTTCGAGATGCCAGTTGATGTTGATGACGAGGGAGAAACAGTTACCGAAGAAGTAGAAGCATCAAGCGACACACCTGTATATATTGTCGGTCTCTTGGAAGGTGGGAACGCAGCATACGACGAGGAGCAAGTTTCCTCGTATGAGGGAACGTTCTCTGATAAAGAAGACGCTGACCCCGGAGACCTCGCAGGAAAGGCAGAGATGGCAGAAGTGTACTCCTTCACAGATAAACCATATGATATGGAGGAACTCCAAGCGGCAAAGGAGCGACTTCTGTGTTCACGGCACGGAGTAGATAATGTTGAAGAATTAGTTAACATCCCCGGTGTTGATGACCCCGGAGTTGGATTTGATAGCCTTCCAGAAGGGTGGAACCGTGCGTCTGTACTTGATGCGTGGACTTCTCTTGGAGCAAGCTTCAGAACGTGCCGAGCAGATATGGTCGGAGAGATACGTAGTCCGACACGTTTCTGTGCGGCTTTAAAGGACGAAGTATTCCAAACAGAGCTTTGGAGGAACAGATTTTAATGCCCCTTTTAAGTACCCACTCTGATTACAAGTATGGTGAGACGAAGAGTATCGCAGTTGACTGTTACTGGACTTCTAACATATGAGTGTACAGCAGGAAGCTGTCGTGTTTGAGCAAAATGCGGCGCACCTCTCCACAGAACTTGACGAGGAAGGCCCGTGGACTATTCACGGGATTGCCATTGGTGAGGGCGACGTTACTCGCGGCCAAAGTGGTATCAAAAAGAAGTGGCCGAAAGATGCGCTCAAGCCCGCAGCAGAAACCTTGGAAGGTCGTTCTTTAGTCGAAGACCACGACAATACCTCACGCGGTGTTGTAGGTACTGTCCTTAGTGCTGACTATAAGGATGGCGTTGGTGTGCTGTACGAGGCTGAACTTCACGACCGGAGCCTCGCAAAGAGAGTGAAGAGTGGTCTGTTGGAAGTGTCTATTCGTGGGTATCACGATGACGTTGACCAGATGAGCGAGACAGAAGAAGGAGCAAAGAAGGTCTCTCGGGTTCGTTTTGATAATCTGAGCATTGTTCCTTCTGGAGCAGCACCGAGCAATACAGCAGAGTTTGGTCCATCATCCGAGCTAACTGCTGCTGAGTGTGCTGAGATGATGGGTGCAGACGTTTCTGAGAACGCGACAAAGGTTGACGATGTAATAACCGTCGAGAGTAATGCCTCGATTATCGAGGAAGGAATGATGTTCTTTTCGACGGTTAATGATAGCGAGGTTTTCATCAAAGAGATTGATGGTAATATCGCTACTGTTGAGTCAGTTGACGGAGATTCACAGTGGAAAGAAGAGACTGACAACATTATTCGAAAGATTTCTGACGGAGAGTGGGAACATTCAGGCCATATGGAAGAAATGGCCTCAGATATGAAGTTCTCCCAAGGAGATTGGGTCCGATGGGACACTCGAAACTCGACAGAGATTGGAAAGGTCGTCGGCTCCTACACAGAGGGGGACGACATCCCTGACATTCGTGGCGACCGAGGCCTCTCACCTTCGGGTGATGATGTGCTTTACACTCTACGGATGTACAAGGAGCGTGACGGCTCTTTCCATCCAATCGAAGGGAAACCCATTGGTCACTATGAAGACTCTGTGCGCGGCGCTGAGGAGCCTTCTGACGTATCTGAGAGCGCAGTCGAGCTTGGTCGCTCGAACGCAGAAGATTACACTGATTTCAGTGAAGACGATTGGGTTCAGTGGTATACTGACGACGGCGAGCGCCACGGCAAGGTAACGTCTGTGAACAACGACGACGAAGAGGTCACAGCACAGGTGTGGACACAGAACAGCGACGGAGAGTGGGAAGAAGGTGATGGCACTGTCACCAAGGCCTTTGATGACAAGATTGAGCCGTGGGGCAATTTCCCGAGAGAGCGTGGCGACTTCGCTGATGGAGAAGACCCACGGCGAGAGGTCAAGCCTGATGGTCAGGCAGAAAACGCTGAAGTAGAAGAGCTTATCAGTGACTCCGTTGAGAGTGGTCTCAAGAACAAGGTTGAGGAACACAACGAGAAACACGGTGACGACGAGAGCAAGCGTGTTACCTACCGGATGCTGAAGAACGTCTACAAGCGCGGGATGGGGGCGTACAACGACTCCCATCGTGAGGGTATGACACAGCAGCAGTGGAGTTATGCTCGTGTTAACGCCTTTTTATACCTTGTTCGAAACGGCAACCCTGAGAACGACGCATACGTTCAGGATAACGACTTGCTTCCTGAAGACCACCCGAAGTACGACCCTGACGCTCCTGATGGAGACGAAGACGAAGAGGAGAACGCACAGTTCATCGCTGAAGCACAAGAGTACGAAGAAGGAGACTACGTGCTTGCAGGATTGAACGATAATCCAAGAAATAACTTGGAGAACGCAACACACGCCCGTATTGAAGAGGTTGTCAAAGACGGTATCATCAAGCCTGAGAAAATCAGCAACTCACAGCCTGTTAGTGGCACTGAGATGAACCCTGCTGCGCTGCTCCGTATTTACAACTACGAGAGCGGTGACTGGGTAGCGACTAACACACTGATGGCAGAGCCATTCTCCGCTCTCCAGAAGTGGAGTGTCACTGAACAAGCTGAGTCTGATATGGCCCCTGAGTGGGAAGAAGGACAGCTTGTTCGATGGCAGGCGAAGCCAGACTTCTTCGGCCAGATTGTTCACGTCGATGAAAAGACGCATAAGGTTATGGTCGAGGTTCACGAGATGAACAACGGCCAGCTTGAGTCAACTGGATTTACTGTCAGCGCAGGATACAGTGACTTGATGCCGATGAACACAGACGCTTCCGCCGAAAAGGATATGGAAGAAATGTCTGCGGCAGAGCTTCAGGAGGAGCTTGACGAAGTGTACTCTGACTGGAACGATACAGTCAATATGTCCGCTTCAGAGCTTCGTGACTGGTCGGAGCATCCGTGCAGTCGTGAAGCATCACTTGAACCGGCAAAGGTAATCAAGCGCAACCTACGTCTACTCGAACGGAACAAAGACGAGTGGACGGAGAACGATGTTGAGGATGCCAAGCGAACAATCTCGTTCGTGAGTCGGATGCGTGGTGCTGATGATGCTGATATGGATGGCGGGCCGAACGGGTGTCCAAGTAAGCGCGACATTAGCTTGCTGAACTGGGCATACAATCCGTTCGACTCGATGCCTGATGTTCCCGAGGATATGGACGCTGTTGAGGGCGTTGAACTTAACAGTTACGATGTTCCTGAAGGTGCTGAATTTGACGGAAACCCAAGTAAGTACGACGAGGAACACGAGCGGTATCCCGAAGGCGAAGACACGCCTGAAGACGACCGTGAAGGTATGCACGAGTACGAAGAAGAACGAGCTTCCGAGAGACGGATGATTCCCGTCGCGTCTCGTATCGCACACCTTGCTGACTACGAGATGCACAAGCCAAACTGGGATGACGACGAACCGGAAGCAGACTGGAATCGGCCAGACTTGGAGGATTTCGAGTCTGAGTATGGCTTCCTTGACGGGTCATTCAGTGACCTGTCAGAATCAGAGAAGGAGCAAATTGCGAACCACTTCCTTGTGGCGCAAGGTGGCTTCCCCGGTGAGACATACAGTGACTTAAAGCTTCCTGTTGTCGAACCAGACGGACGCCTTTCACTGAGCGCATTACGTGCTGTGAAGGGCGGGCGTGGCGTGTCGGCTGTTGACGGACTCTCCGACGAGATGGAAGATAAAATCCGAGGATGGGTTGACGGGACAGCCAAGAAGGTATTTGACAAAGACTGGGGTGACTCAGAAAATATGGCAGAGATTACGAAAGACCACGACGACGTGTATATGAATAGTGGCGCAGCGATGGGACGAGCCGAAGAAATCGGCTGCGACACTGTTCACGAACACGAGATGGACGGAGACACGGTGTATATGCCGTGTGAGACGCACGAAGAGTATATGGATATGGTCTCATCCAATTCGTACCACGGAGATAAAGAGGATGAGGAAGAAATGAGCGGCTGTGTTAGTTGCGGCTCCGCAAATGATGCCGATTCATCGGCTGATGCGGGCGGCAAGGCAGGAAAGGATTCTGGTACGGTAGAGGTCCTTTCCGCTGACCGCTCGGTTTCGGTCGTATCGGCTGATGGCACTGGTAACGAGCCTTCGGAATCTGTTACCATCAACAATGGTGATTCAACTATGACAGATGAAATTACAGAGGAAGAGCTTTCGGAGCTTCGTCAGAAGGCAAGCGCCTATGACGAGCTTGAGGGCAACGACGGCACCGAGAGTGCTGTTGAGGAGCTTCGAGAGGAGTTCCAGTCCGACCTTGAGGAGCTTAAGGAGCGGACTGCCCTTCTGGATGAAGTTAATCGTTCTGACGTAGAGGCACTTCAGGAGACTGACGAGCCTCACATTATGGAGCGAGACGACTTCGAAGAGCTTGAAGAGGAAGTAGAGACCGTTCGCTCCGCATACGCAGAGCAACTCTCCGCACACACTGGTGTGCCACAAGAGCGAATCGAAGACAAGTGGACTCTCGAAGAGATGCGAGAGGACCTCGAAGACGAGCTTGGCGACGACGCCGAGCTTGAGGGTGAAATCACTCCTGACCCGCAGAGTGCTGACCCCGATGAGGAAACCGCTGAGGAGAACGCTGAGGGCGACTTCGGTGGCTCTGCCGAGGAGCTTTCCGAAGATGTTCAGGCCAAGCAGCAAGAAATCCGTCAGCGAGTTATGGGTAACTAAAGAGGTGACAAGATATGCAATTTGAAGACCTTGACCCCGGAGACGAAGCAAATCGGTACGGACACTACATCTACTTGACTGCTGCTGAAGCAGTTGAGTCAGGCCAAGCTGTTGCCGTTAATGGAGATGGTGAAGCTTCACTCGCCGCTTCTGGCGACGATGTTGCTGGAGTAGCATACATCGACGTTGCTGCTGGTGAGCGGCTTACTATCAAGACTAACGGCCCTGTTGTAGCTGCTCTCGGTGACGACGCTGGTGTTGGCTCTTCAGTCGGCAGTCACGACGGTAGTGGTGCAAGTGCAGGAGAGCTTGGAGACGAAGGTGACGAGTACGTCGTACTCAAAACTCGCACCGAGGATGGACAAAAGTACGGACTGGTCGCACAGCGACCTTAAGAGGTGAATAATTATGACACTAAAAGTTCAAGACGTAATCACTGAGGATTTCGTTCGTGACACAGTTGAGGAGTACGTCGAGGAGGACCTCGTTTACCGAGATGCCTTCGCGCAGATTGACGCTTCCTCGATTGGTAGCAATGCGTACCAATTCAACATCGCCCAAGACGATATGGGACGTGTGCAGGTTGTCCCCGAGGGTGCAGAGGTTCCACGACACCAGACCACAGTGAAGGAGGTTCTCGTCACGTTCGACAAGTACGCTGGCGAGATTTCCATTTCGATGGAGGCACAGCAGGACGGTCTTCTTGATATGAAGGCCCGAGAGGTTGACCAGCTTGCTCGCGCGATGGACGAGCGGCTTAACTTCGAGGCGTTCAAGACGCTTCGAGATAACGTCAAGCCTGACGCAACTAACAACCCGAACGGAGACACCGGCTACGCTGGTGACGACGACGGGACGATGACGTTCGGTGACATCCGTGACGGGATGATTGAGGTCCGTCGTGGAGAATACTCGCCGGATATGCTTGTCCTCGACCTTGAGGCATACGGCGACCTACTCACTGACGACAACTTCAACCGAGCCACGGAGTCTGGTGACGACGTTGTTGCGTCCGGTGAGATTGGTCAGATTGCTGGCCTCAACGTTGTCGTTGACAACGCTCACGCTATCGGTAGCGAGTTCGGTGACGAATCAGGTCCCGGTGCGTTCATTGTGGACACAGAATACTTCGGCTACGAGCTTACCCGGACGGGTATGGACTCGCGGGAGTACGAAGACGACGAGCGTATGTCGGACAACGTTCAGGTCTACACACGGCGTTCGTGGAAGGCCATCTTCGAGGATGCCGCAGTCGCCATTACAGGCTAACGTGTTCACAAATTTCACTGCATAGAAATGTCATCGTCCGACGCTCCCTAATCGACACAGCATACAATGACTTACCAGCCAAAATATATCGAGCTAACTGAGATTCCGGTTCAAGTCCCCGACGACTACAATGAGTCTGAAAAGCGGGACGCTATTGAATTTGCGGAAGCAATGTTAGAGCTTGATATTAATGATGCGACTGAAATCAAAGACAGAGATGTGACACCGTATCATATCGCTGCTATCAAGCAGTTGGCTACGAGTGAGCTTGCAAAAGGAGCAGAAGACAACGATGATGTTGCGCTACAAGACCTCGAAGACGGCGGTAGTACAAAGTCTCAATACTCCCGAGATTCGTTCAAAGCTCGGTACGAGGATATTGTAGAGAGACTCAAGAAAGCTATCAACAGCCAATCGACAGGTGTGTACGTGCGGAACACGACAGCATCGGAGAATTGGCACGACTGGGATAGGTACTTTGACGACACAGACTACGACCTCGACGTAGACGACACTTACGACGTATGACTGACATATCTGGCTTCGATGAACTTGCGGACGAGATGAACGAGTTTGCTGCTCAGGCACGCGAAGCTGCATCTCGCATCGAGCCAGCGATGGATGATGGTGTCGAATCAACTGCTCGGATTCTCAACAAAGAGATGAAAAAGAACGTGTACCGGCTCGATGCTGTTGACACAGGAGAGCTTGTTAACTCAATCGAGTTTACGCAGGTGGACACAGCGACCTACACTGTTGGACCGACCGCAGACCACGCTGTGTACATCGAGTACGGCACAGGGAAGTTGGGTGGCGGAGACCCGATTACTCCCAACAGCGCGCAAGCACTGGCCTTTGAGACACAAGGTGGAGAACAAGTTGTGGTTGCATCAGCAGAAGGGATGCGCCCACGACCGTTCTTCCGAAATGCAGTTGACCAGATTGAGGAAGAGGAACTACTACCACGGAACGTAGTTAATGAGGTCGAAGAGATGTTCGAAGAGGTGTTCAGCTAATGGTTCGACCACAACAAATAATTGATGGGATGATTCGCTCTGTCAAAGAGACAGACACAATGCCATCAGAAATGTCGTACCTCCCATATGAGGCGTCAAGAACTGGCGCTAATGGTAATGTCAAGCTACCTCTGCTGGAAGTGCAGCCTGTTGACAAAATTGACATTCAGGACTTTAACACAGACCGTGTGAGTTTTGTCACAGACGAAGACGGCAACCGCATTGGCCGTCGATTCCAGTCAGAGTACCGACTGCGTATACAGTTTGACCTGTATACTGCTGAGGGCAGTAGCTATGACGCACGCACTCTCGGAAACGAGCTATACCGTGCGCTTTATCGACACGATAGCCACGGACCAAACCTTCCGCTTCCAGCAGAGGATGGCGGAGAGTTGGCACTTACGTGGCGGTTCAATGTCGAAGACAGCGAACCAGCACACGAGCTTGAGACAACACCATCTCTTCGACGGTGGCGGATTGATACTGTCGTGTGGTCAGTTATGGAGATAAACACAACTGAAGACTACGTGACAGACTTCAATCTTCCAGAGGAGTTCGTGAATTAATATGTTGGTTGATGGAGACACGTCGGACGATGACAATGCAAACAATACAAGGTGATTAAACTATGACAACATTTGGAGGATTCCCCGGAGTACGGATTCAGACGCAAGGGGGCGGAATTTCCGGTGTTCAGGTTGGCGCTGAAGAGACACTGATTCTCTACGGCAACGCTGACACATCTAACGGAACCGCCGTAGAAGGTAATCCAACTCAAGTTGGTGCCACTACCGAAGCAGATAAGAAGTTCGGTGCTGGCTCTGAGTTGGCAGACGCGATGAAGGAAGCACTGGCTAACGGTGCTAATATCAATTACCTCTACGGTGTTCCCGTCCCGAAGGTACAGACTACAGAAGACTATACGAACGCAAGCGGAACACTATCAAACACACCAATTCTCCACAACGAGGAAGAGGTTACAGTTACCATTGATGAAACTGATGCAGAGGTAGAGTTCTGGTATGCTGGTGGCGCTCCTGATAAGCCATCAGATAGTGGTGTAGCGTACATCAACCCTTACGAGGGTGAATTTATTGTCGGGAACGATGATGTGACTGACGTTTCGGTTTCCTACAGCTATCAGGAGTGGGATAACACGCTTATCGCTGCTGCTAACGATGCTCTCGCAGAGGGTGACACTGGTGTTCTTGCACCGCTCACTGATGCAGAGTCAGTTGCAGCTACACTGAGCGGACATATCACCACACTACGTGGTGAGTACAAGATGGCGAAGGGTCTTGTCGGCGCACAACCGAACGTTGACGACACTGTTCCGACTAACGACCCACTCGCACCCGGCTACGACGCTGGAGACTACAGTGACGCACTCGCTGATGATGCGCTGTTCGTGATTGCTCCGTCTCGAAACGGAGAAAATTACAACCGCACAATCATCCCCGGTGTCGCTGGTGTGTTCGCTGGACACGCAATCAACGAGCCTGTGTACAACGACGCAGTATCGGGCTACACAGACGTTGCATACGACGTGTCTCGGTCTGACGCACAGAAGTTCCGTGACGCATACGTGATTCCTATTCGGCAGGCTGGCACGGTGCGAATCAAGGACAACCTCTCCACGTCCGAGGAATCGGACTGGGAGCGGGACTTCTGGCGGCGTCGGATTGTAGACCGTGTTGTACTGCTCTCCAAGCTCGTTGGTGAGGCCATCATTGGCCGTATCAACGACGAGCGGACACGGAATCAGGCACAAACGACACTCTTCGTTCAGCTTCGTGGGCTGGTCAGTGACCGGCTTCTCAAGCCGAACGAGGATGGAGAACAGAACCTCACCGTCAATGTTTACGAGGACCCGACAAACACTGACCAAGTGAACATCGACGTTGGAGTTACACCGCTCGGAATCGTGAAGCGGATTGACCAAACTGTCACGATTAACACATAAAGGTAACAAATTATGGCTCCCAAGACACCAAACGTAGACGGAAACCTTCGTGACGACCCACAGAAGGAAATCGGTCACGACGCAGTAATTACAATCGGTGGTCAAGACGACGTTCCGCTGACTAACATCAGCTACTCTGTTGACGCAGAAACGTCTGAGACACAGTTCGGCACCGGTATGGGTATGTCCATCGTAACGACTGGAATGACCTATTCCGGCTCCTTCGAACATACAGGGTCCAACGTAAGCCTCCAAGAAGCCGTTCGAAACGACGA